AGCGTGCCAACCAGCGCATCGTGAAAGAACATCTTCTCGCCGACGATAGCCCAACGCCCCACACCGGTCGTGCGCATCGCTGCCGGCACGGTCATCGTCCCACCGGACATGGTGTAGTCGTTGTTGATGCCGTTGTTGGAGCCGTCACCACCCTTGAGCTGCGCTCCACCGGCCCGGCCCAGTTCGGAAATCACGCTATCGCTCACCTCCAACTCGCGTGCGTGCCCGAAGAACGTCGGCCCTGGATGAAAGCTGCCGATGTTGCAGCCATTACGGATGACGGTCTTGCGTGCGCTGCCGAGCAGCGTGAAGGCAACGATCGTATTGTCCAGCACCATCAGGTCGATGGCAGTGCTCTGCATATTGATCCCGCCCCAGGTGCAGCCGACCATGGTGAACGAGGTCACCAGCTTGTCGATCTCCATCGTCGCGTCGAGGCCGGTGCAGTTGTTGTAGATGATAGACTTGCCCATCGACGGGAACGCCCCTGCGATCCCCTCGAACACGCAGTCGTTGAATGTGAGGCTCAGCGCCCCGGTACCCCACTGGGAATGATGTGCGACGGTCAACCCGTTGATGACCGCAGTATGATTGAAGTTCGGATGCATCGCGTAGAGCGTGGCAGGCCCGCCATAGTCGGTGCCGGTCGCGTTGTAGACCGGCCATGTTGACAGATAGCTGTAGAACAGCGGCGTCTCGAACGTGATCTGCCCGGTGCCGGCATTGATCGCTGTGACCTTCAGATATTCAAACAGCGCGTGATTGGTCGGGTAGCCGTAGTGCATCAAATCCTGGCCGCTCATCATGGCGTAGTCGCCGACCACAAACCGCGAGGTCTCGGCAGGGGTGAGCAGCGTCACTGATGTCGCGCCCGCCGAGACCGATGCCGTGCGTGCCGTATGCCCTGGCGCCTCGTACTGCGCCGACGCCGAGATCGTGAAGGTAGCACCGCAGAGTGTCGCGCCCGTCGCGTTGACAGTGATGTTCCTGATGCCGTCCCACAGCCCGAGGAAGTTGCCGGACGAAATCAGGTAGGTGCCAGCCGGGATGTCCAGCGTGACCGTGTCGCCTTGGTAGTCATCCTTGAACGCCTGAAACATCGACGTGCTGTCGGTGCCCCACGCAACGATCGCATCATAGGCCGTAAGCGTGCTGGTGGCGTTGTCCGCGAGCGTGATCTGCGTCGGACTGACGAAGGCAGCGATAGTGGTCCAGTGCGGCGAACCGAACGGCGGCGGCGGCAGCACGATGCTCTTGCCGACGTCGCCCGATGTCCACACCGGGTCGGACGCGGTCAGGGTCGTTGTCCCGGCCGTGATGTTCAGCGTGGTCGTGACCCACTCGGCATCGCCGACCGCGCCATAGTCCGCGACGATATCGGGCATCAGGCGGCCCGCTGGAATGCAAACGTGCCGATATCCTCGCGGCCGAGATCGGTCTCGAATGTGCTTTCCGACACCAGTTCGAAGCCGCACTGCTTCATTGCGTACACCAGTCCGTCGCGCGTGAAGTACCAGCAGTGCTCGGTTGGCCGGAAATGCTTCGATCGCAGTACATGCTCGGCATCGCGAAAGATCGGCAGCGAGACGAACAGCCACTCGCGCACATTGGCCAACAGCAATTGATAATTCGGGATGTGCTCGAGCACGTCCCATAACGTCATTGCCGGAACCTGGACCCTATATGGATCGATGCGCAGTTTGCGTTCCTCGAGCCACCGGATGCCGGCCGGGTTGACGTCGTGGCCATAGATCGATCGCCCTTCCGCCAGATACCGCTCGATGAAGGCACCCGAGCCGATGCCTACATCCACCAGCGGACCGCGATAGTGCTGATCGACAAAATCGATCCGGGCCATCATCAGCGCGCGCCCGAGCGGTGTGTGCGCATCGCGATCGAACCGATCAAAGTATTCCTGATCATACGGCTCGTTGCCCGCCTCGACCGGATACCAGCCGATGCCGATCTGCGGCCACCAGGTCAGGCGTCGGCGCGAGAACAGTGCATCCAGCGGGTAAATTGCCACACCGGGTCCTCGATCCGCTTCTCGCAATTGTGCGGCATATGTGTGCATCGGCAGAACTTCTCCGGTATCGCAAAGCCGATGCGGTGATCGATCCGCGGATCGGTGATCTTCTCAGGCGCGTTGTGGCCGCCATGACCGCCAAGCACGATGAACGTTCTGGTCTTGAGCGCGAGGCCCGCCGGCACGATCCAGCCGACACCGCCGATCACGATGTCTGCGTCCCGCACCAGTGCGAGCAGTTCGCGTATCGGCAATTCCCCATGCACGAAGTAGTGGTGCGCTGGCGGCAGATTTCCGACTGCCCATTCCTGGCCTTCGGCCAGCGAAGCGACCGCGACCACGGTGTGGGTTGCCATCAGCTCGGCCGCCAGCGCGTTGACATATTCCGGCTTCGGGTTGCGCGCCGGATTGCACCATTCGGTACGCAATGTGACCGGCCGGACCACTGCGACCGGCCGGTCGGAGCTGACCGGTGACGGTCCCATATCGGGCAGATCGAACAGCGCCGGGTCGAACCCGACACCTAGCCGCGTATACCAGCGTTTCTCCAGCGATCGGATGATCGAACTGGCTGCGATGTTACCGTAGTTGAGCACATACTCGCGGATATACCCTGGCGGTCGTGACCAGCGATCCTCCGACTGCAGCGCGATGTTGTTCGTCTGTGTGCGCAGTTTCCGCGCACCGCGCACGAACCTGATGTCGAGATCTTCGAACAGTTCTGGCCATGGTGTATCGAGCCAGAGATCGTATTGCGCCGCAGCAGCCCGCATGAACGGCCGCGCATAGATGTTGTCGCCGAGTCCCCACATCCCGCGCAGCAGTATCGGCCTCAAGCCGCGCGCCGCTCGCCGAGCGCCTCCTGCAGATCGATCGCCGGCAGCAGGTCGGACCATGCCGTGCCGGGCGAAGCGTTGTAGCCGGCGATCCCGAGCGCCTGCAGTGACGGAACGATCGTCACCAGGTCGGCGTGCTGCTTGTCGTAGCAGCCCGGCTTGTGCGGCCAGCGGTGCGGCTTGTGGTGATGCGTGCGGCCGTCCGCGGCCAGCCGCCCGTCGGCACCGAGCCACACGATCGTCCCACCATGCCCGACGAGATGCGCCGCCAGATTGGTTGCTGCCGTCAGCGACGTCCATTTCTGCATTAGGCTGTTGCGCTCGGGCGCGAGGCCCGGCGGATTGGCCTTGCGGCAGATCAGCGCCTTGCGGTCCGGCACCATGCGCGACGTCGTCACCACGCGGCCGGGAAAGCTTGCGATCGCCGCCCGGTTGTCGTCCCACCAGCGCCAGTCGCCGAAGAACAGCACATCGGCCCACGGCACCGCGTAGACGCTCGAGTTGATCACGATCACCCGGCGCCCGCGCAGCGCCTCGAGATCCTGGCCGAGCACCGATGGCCCACCGCCGATCACGAATACTGTCTCGCCGGGCCATTCGCGCGGCACCGACCAGAACGCCATCATGCGATCGTCAGCCGCCGGTAGGGCGCGATCAGATCGATCACCGGCGCCGAGAGGAACCCCGGCGACGCCGAGGACGTCGACGACGTGAAATAGCTGATGCGCGTATCGCCGTGCTGCACCTCGCGGATCGAGGGGTCCCGCGCACCCGACGTGCGCCCTTCGTACACCGCCTCGATCACCGCCTTCTGCAGCCTGGCCGGCGCTTCTTCCGGCAAGTCGTAGCCGCCCGAATAGGTGATGGCGACGCTGCCGTTCCAGTAGCCATCGATCCAGACGCGGCCGGATGCCGGATCGAAATCGTAGTCGGTCGCTGTCGAGACTTCGAGGATCTCGACCACCGGGTAGAGCGACAGCGTCAGCCCCAACCGCGTCGGCATCGTCTCGCCGCGGTCGAACGTGAATGTCTCCAGCGCCTCGGCGCGCCCGAAACGCCGGTGGCAATATTCTGCAATGATGCGTGACTGGAACGTGATCATCGCCTGCAGCGCCGCGTCCTCGGTCGTGCCGCTAATACCCAGCGCGAGTTTCAGGTCGTCGAGACTGATCAGGTCTGGCCCGGCGCTGTCGGTCGCCTCCTCGATGATCTCGAAGACCGAGCGCATTAGCGGAACCTGACCGGCTCGGGCGCGCGCTTGTCGTCCGGTCGGTAGTCGCGGCCGTCGGTGCCGCGCTTCACGGCCAAGCGCCAGTCGTCTGACTTGCCCGGCTTTGCGCTAGTCTCCTTCTGCGCGATCCAAGATGAGCCACCGTGGCTGACGCTGTCGCCGACCGCGTAGGTCCGCTCGGTCCAGACGCCGGCGTCGAGCGGAATGCCGGTCTTGATCTGGTGGACATTGCTGCCGAAGCCCGCTTGCAACGTGCGCCCGCTATCCGGCGAATTGATCGAGAATGTCTTGAGCGCGCCGGCGACAACCTCGGCGACCTGCTCGGTGATGTGACTGTAGATCAGCATCAGATCGGCGGCATCGCGTCCGTCCCGGCCGTGCTCGCCTTTCTCGCCGGACGGCCCTGGATCGCCTACCGGACCCGGAGGCCCGGCGTCACCCTTCTCGATCGGCCGCGCCTCGAGTTCGGCAATACGCGCAACGAGCGGTGCCATAGCCTCGGTCACCACCTCGCGCACGAACGGCACCATGCCCTGCGCCAGGGCGGTGATCTCGGCATCGTCCATCATGCGGCCTCGCGATACGCGGCCTTCAGTGCAAGATTGAATTGCCGTGTCATGCCGGCAAGCTTTTGCGGCGTGGGCTGCGCCTGGTCGGCGGCTGGTGGCGGCGATGCCGATGCCGGTGCCGGTGTCTTCGACGCCCACGGATCGGCCTGCGCGTCACGCTTGGCAAGCGCCTCAAGCGAGAAGTTCTGCTCCTGCAGGTACGGCGACTCACCGCCCGGTTTCGGCTTGAGATCGAGCTTGGCGCGGCCCTCGTTCGGCGCCATCACGCCCGCACCGACCGCATCGCGAATGGCGGTGATCTGCGTCACACTGTCCATGCGCAGCAACGTGTCGGTGTCGAATTCGGTCCCGAGCCCTTCGCCCCAGCCGATGCCGAGCGCGTGGTCGAGCGCTTCCTCAATCTCCTCGATGTGCGACTGCAGCGCCTGCGAATAGTATTCAACGTTGAGTGCCTGCACGTTGTTGTAGCTCGGCAATGCGCCGACACCGACCTTGTACGGCGGCACGTGGTACACGCTGCAGACGACCTCGGCCGACCATTTCAAATTCTCAATCATCTGCACTTCGACGTTGGTCATCGGCAGCTTTTCATATTTCGCACCGCCGGACAGCACGGCGACCCGGCCCATATTGATCCGCGAAAACCGCGCTTCCCATTCCTCCTTGACGCGCTGCCGTTCCTCCGGACTGACCTCGCCGGGCGCCGTGATGATGCCGCCGGGCGTCGAGCTGTTTTCGAACAACAGCGCGGAAGCCTTCTGCGCGTTGAGGCCGAGCATGCTGGCCAGGCCCGACGCGAACACCGGCGGCGTGCCGCACAGCGGATGAAACAGGCAGTTCATCCGGTCATGAATGATCTCGCGCGCCGGCACGGTCATCTCGGCGGTGCCGGCGAGATTGTCGCCACTCACACGATAGAACACGCTGCCATCGTCCGACACGAGCGGCTGCACCCGCGTCGGATCGAGCACATGCAACGCCGTCACCACGTTGCGATTGTCGCGCACCTTGAGCACGTAGGTGTTGCCACGTGACAGCTTCGACAGCACCCAGCATTCCCAGAACTGGTTACGCGTCTGGTATTCGTTCGGCCGACGCAACACCGGGCTGAACGCAGGATTGGTCACCTCGGACCAGATGTCGTTGGCGTCCTTTTCGACGAGCTTGACGCGCAGTTTGGCAATGTCACGCGCGATCAAAGTTTTGCAGGCGAAGTCAGCATGAAACGACGCCGCAGTATCGGTGTTGATCTCGATGTTGCGCTGCCACGCGCCGGGAAACGACTCGTGGATGACCGGATACCAACTGCGACTGCCGCTATATGGCACCGAGCTGAGCGCCTTTTGGTTTTCGCCGGTGAACGGGATCGGCAGGCCGAGGATGCGCATCAAACCACCATGCTCATGTATCGGCCTGCCGGTGTCGTTGTTACGGCTTGGTTTCCGCTTTAGGTCTCGCGTACGTCCCCGGCGTCCGACCCGCCTCCGGCTCTTTCGCCAGCATGGATTTCGTGTCGTAGCCGAGCGGCACATTGGCCACGACCGTTTTCCTGATGACGGTCGGTCCGCTGCCGTCTGGCTCCTTCTCGTCGACATGGATGCCGAGCCGGGCAAGGTCGTTTTCCTCCTGCGTCGGCGTCGGTTGTGATGAGTCCATTCGCTCCATCGCTTCCTCGTTTGCAACGGCACGCTCGTCGCGTTGCTGCTGCATTGCCTTCGCGTCGGGATGGTCTTTGGTCTTGCGAAGTTCCTTTGCCATGTTCATGGCCTCCTGTTTTCCTGGCTCAATTCCAGGTCATCGTTTGGGTCCAGGAAACCACGCCGGTGCGGCGCAGTCCCCAGTTCAGATCGAGCAGCATGCGCACGCCGATGCAGTCGGTCTGCCAGAGTGAACGCACCGGCGCGGCAACGGTGGCCGGCGAACCGACTGTCGAGATCGCGAGCGGCGTCGTGTCTTCCATGTGGATAGTCGCCTGGTCGGACACATCGAACCGCGGCGTGTCGCCGGTCACGGACACGAAATCGGCGGCGTCGACCAGCAGCATCGTGTCGGCCGTGACGTTGCTGCTCTGGATGACCGGCATTCCTTGCAGCGTTCCCGATGTCAGTTCCGCCTTGAACGGAAATTCGCCGCCGCCCGCAGTGGCAGGCAGCAGCGACGCCGCCAACACATCGGCCGGGTTCATAATCCACACCGGCGACCGTAGATTGCCGTTGGTGCCAGTGATCAGTGCTCCCGTCAGCCCGCGGATATCGCCGATCAGCGCCGCAAGGGCGCCACCCGCCGTTGCCGTCGTGGCGCTGACACCCGCTTTCAAACCGGCCGGGCGGGTCGTCGTTGCTGCCGTGGCATCGAGCAGCACCGAGTCAATCGCAACCGCGGTGTCCTCGATGATGGCCTGACGGATCAATCCCTCGATCGCTGGCGTACTGTGCTCGGCGATGTCGCGCGTGAAAACGGAGATGACCGCCATCTTCTTCGGCGTGAACGTGATCGCCGAGAATGCACCCTGCCGCACCGGGATAGGCGCGCCTTGCGCGACGAACGAGCCGGCAATCGTCGGCGTCGCTGCCCGCGTCGGCATGGATACGATGCCCGCTTGGCCGAACGAGAATTTCCCGCCCCGCGACGCCAGTGCCGGATAAACCGAATTCGGCATCAGCGCGGCAAAGAAATCCTGGATTGAAGTCGCGACGAGCTGGCTGGCCCAGCCTGATGTCACGGTATCGGCCGGCACCGTCGCCGCGCGCGTGATCACGTTGAGCACCGCCCGCGTCGGTTCGTCGTCGCCGTATTCGTCCTTCATCACCTGATACGGCGATTGCTTGGTGAAGTGCGCCTTGAGCTTGCAGACCAGCGCGTGCAGCACATAATCGCCCTTCGGGATCTGCTGTACCGGCGTTGCATAGACGCTCAAGCCACCGCGCGCGACCGATCCCTCGTGGGTTGACTCGGCCTTGGTCACCGGCTTGGCCGTCGCCGCCTTGGTGGCTTCCAGCCTGCGCAGCCGCACCAGATCCTTGTCGATCGCATCGACCTCGGATGACAGTTTGTCGAACTCCTCCTCCTCGGCGGCATCGCTGGTGCGATCCTCGTCGACGGCCTTCTGCATAACCGCTTCCATGCGCGCCGCGTTGGCTGCGCGCTTCGCTTCCAGAGCAGCGAGCTGCTCGGCGATCGTTTTCATCTTGGCGCCCTCCTGGGCAATGTGTTGAGATCGTCCGGAGGCGCCCGGCGGGTTGAGAAGCACGACACGGTGCGGCGTTCGCTGGCCAGACGCGGCCCGCTGCGCGGTGTCGAGAGAACGGATCGTTGTGATCGTGGCCTGCTCATTCGCCGCGATCGTCACGCAGCTCAGCTCGAGCCAAGACCACTTCTTGAAGCGAATGCCCTTCGTTATGGGAATGACTTCGTGCTCGAGCGACTTGAACCCGATCGAAAGACCAGGAACGAGCCCGGCCTTGATCAGCGACCAGGCGCGGTCGATCTCAGCCGTGACGCCCTTGGCAATCTTCGCGACGATCGCGATGCCGGCCTTGCCTACCTTCGCATGCGTCACATGCCCGATCGGCTCGTCGCTGCGATGCTGCCACAACAACGGGATCGGCAATGTGAACTGCGCACCCATCGGCTCGACGACATCGTTCATCCGGTCGGCCAACGGCGTCGTCGCCATGCCGGTGATCTCGCGCGCGTCCTCGTCCACCCGCTTGATTTCAAGCAGGCTGTAAGCCCGGTTCAGCATGGTGGTTGATCCTTCACCGGTTCATCGGTGATGTCCGCAACCGGGAATGGATACGGTTCCTGGACCACATCGCCTTCGACAATGATCAGGAATTGACGGGCCGCCGCCTGGATGATCGGCTGGTCACGCGTGCCCGACCGCAGCCGGATCGCGGCGCAACAGCGCATCCGGTTTGGATTGATATTGACCATAATTCCGGGCCGGACGTTGAAGATCACTTCCGCTCCGGGATTTACTCCGGGTATTCCGTCAAAGAGATCATAGAAATTGGTTCCCAATGGCGACCCCTGGAGGCTGACCACCGCAGGCGTCCAGCCCGACAACGGCATGACGAGCCCGACAACGGTTGCCCCTTGGAAATGGAGAGGATCGGACAGCGACTGCCGAGCCGGGATGTTGGTGGAGAGAATTGAGGTTTGCATAGTCAGCCTCAGGTAAAAAACAGTTCGACCCGCGGCGCACCCTTCGGCCCCGGATTAAGTGCGAGCAACGCAACACCGTTGAACAGCGCCATTAGCGGATCGATTTTGCCGAAGCCGCTGTCATCGCGCGCAATCCGCATGCCGGTCGGCGTCGGCACGATGCGCGCATTCCCGGCACACCACGCCATCAGTGCCTGGCCGCCATGCTTGAACGAGCCGTCCACCAGCTTGCGCTCGACCGTCTTGATCGCGCCCATCAGCGAGATCCCCTGCCGCACACCGGCGAGCAGCCCGGCCTCCTGCGTCACACCGATGCCCGCAAGCGAGTCGACGATGCCGCCAATCCCGATCGCATCCACACCGACGCCCGCAAGCTTGCGCGATGCCTTCACCGTGTTGACGATGTCGATCACGAACGAGATGTCGTCCGGCAGTTCCTCGACCACCGTCAGATCGCCATCGGCCTGGAATAGATCGTAATACCCGGCATTCTGCTTGCGCCGCTCGAGCCCTTCCGGCGAGACCAACGCATGCGTCCACGCCAGATAGTTCTTGCTGTCCTTCTCCCGCCCGACCACCGCAATGCCGAGAAGATCGTCGAGCCCGCCGCCGTCGATCCCCACCACCACCGCTTCAGACCGCTCGAGCACCGCATCCAGCGTGAGCCCGTCCTCGAGGCCGCGGCCCCAGTAGTTCGCGCCGGCCCAGCCATCCGCCCGCAGCGACATCCCGATCTGCACGTTGAAATGCTGGCTCGCGATCAGCGCCACCGCCGCCGGGCCGTCCTGCTCGGCCCGCAGCACCTCGCGCGCCAGGAAGTCCTCGTTGGTCGAGCGCCCGAGGTTCGGGTTGACCAGCGGCCAGTAGCGCCGCTCCTTCCAGCCACCGTCGCGCGCCAGCCGATCCGGCAACTCGTACAACACCGGCAACAGCGGCATCCGCGTCTTGCCGTCACGCACCGAACGCGCCATCGCAAGCTCCGACGCAAACACACCGCTCGGCGGCTGCTTGCTCTGCGTCGTCGCCTGGAACAAAAACCCGTCCGACCGCTTCGTCAGCGCACCACGCAACTCGACGAACACATCGGCCGCGTTGCCCTTCTTGGCGAACACATGCGTTTCATCAATCATCGTGCCGGTCGCTTTTGATCCGGTGATGACGTCGGTGTCCGCCGCCTTGATCATCAGCGTCGCGCCGGACTGCCGGTGCGTGATCTTGCGCAGATGATCCTGCACATGGAATATCTTCGACAGCTCGCTATCCAACCGGATTGTACCGCGCGCCTGCTTGTACGCAATCGACGCAATTTCCATCGTCGGCGCGATAAACAGAAACTCAGCCTCGGGCCGACGATTAACGATCATCGCCGTCAACATAACCGCGCCGCCGTTCGATGATTTCGAATTTCCTTTCGGGATTAATTGGAAGATCTCGCTGATGTGCCGGGTATTGGTCGCGCGGTCATACGAACCGAACAGCGCCGACACGATCGGCAGAAACCACTCGCCGCAAACCTCGCCCAGCGTCGGCGTACCGATCACGTCCGGCAACCGCAGCCGCTTGAACACCCGCAGCGCCTTCGACGCCTCGTCCTCGTACAGCGGCAGATCCGGCACCAGCGAACGGCCGTCCAATATGCGCTCTTCCCAGTCGACGCAGCTCGTGTCCCACGAGCGCGTCCGCGTCAGCATCAGCTCGCCCGGTTCTCGAATTCGAGATCACGCGACCACGGCGTACCCATGCCGGCCAGGGTCGCAGCCTCAATCTGCTGCTCTTTCTTGCCGACCTTGAGAGCCTCGGTCAGGCGTGGGTGACAGAACGGTGCCGCGGCAATCGCCATACGGTCACGACGCTCTTGCGTGGCAGTCGGGTCACGGATGACCGAGAGCATGTAATCGAGCGGCATGATGCCGGGGATCTTGGTTGCCCGCGTAACGCGCTGCTTTTTGATAGGTCGACCCATTGTACCAGTTGCTCCCTTTTGCCTCTGTCAATTTGCCCCAGAAAGTCTCTGCGTGAG